TACGATTTTGATTTATCATAGTGTTGATAATTTAAATTATTGTATGGATCAATAGCAACATGCTTATATAAAGGTGGTTTGTGCTCTCTGATTGCATCCATAATTATCTTTGAACCTAAACCTTCTCTTAAGCCAATCTCACAAGTTAAGGTAGCTTTATCTATTTTAAGATTACCTATGTGTTTTGTTATTAAGTGGTATTCTGAGGAGTCGCCTTTTATAATCATTTTATGTATGGTAGTGTATCAATTATTACCTCCACAGAATGTATCATAATTTCTATAATACACAAAACGATAATTATATTTACTAGTTTTTCAATTTTTTTACTCACCAGTACACCTCTAATTTGTTATCACGTTTTATAATATGTCCTTGTAAAGTAATTCTGTATTCTTTTGGAATGTATTTTTTAATTGATGCGATACGATGAAAGTCTGATCCAGAATGTAGAATTATATTACTTTCAGTGTAAGGTAAGAAGTTTTCACATGCTTCATCATCAATGTAATCAATTCCTGCACCAGAAGAGGGTACTTTTATAGCCACTGTGTAGGCTCCATTAGTTTTAGTTTCTATATCTAGAATTTTATGAGGAAGATCCACATGCCATTTACCCGAAATACCTATGGATTTTTGTGATGAGGGAAATATGTGAAAGCCTGGAATTGACAAATCTTTAGCTAGACATACAGAAGTTTTAAATGTTTTACTTAACCATTCATTTACTGTGATATAAAGATCAGCAAAATTTTTTAACAATATATCATTTTGCCATACTGAATCTTTATAATAAGCTTCTGTCTTACCGTCTAAATAGGCACATCTACCAAGTGTAAAAAAAGGGAATTTATTAGAACGGCTTATCCATAATTTTTTAAGTGAAATAACTTTTTTAGCTATTGCCTGAGTATCGATGTCAAGTTTAGCTTCAGTGTAAATCATACCTCATTTTACACCTATAAACTTTTTACCTTTTACTTGAATATCAGAGATACCTTTAATATCACTTTTGACTCCGTTTTCTCGGTGCGGACAACCAGTCATACCACCCTCTTTTAATCTACTGGATCTACGTTTTGCCGCAACTGTTGCCTCTTCTGGTGTTCTATAAGTTTTGACTCTTCTTCCCGTTTCAGGATCTGTTTTATTATCTTTATATAATTCAGTTAAAAAATCTTCATCATATTCTTGACCACCATACATAGAAGGCACATTTGTATATCCTTTATCAGTTTTAATTGTCTTTGAATACTCAGACCTTTTAATTTTTAAAAAAGGATTTATGTCATATCTTTTTCTTTTATTTAATTTAGGTTCAATGAGTCTACCGTCTTTCATACCTTGTGGTTGTGGCCCTTTTTCAGGTGGTGGTCCAAATGCTTTACCACCTGTTTTTCTTTTAAAAGGGTTGTTTTTTTGACGTTCTTCTAAATCTTTGTAAAACCTTTTCATTATTGGGCTTTCTTTGTAAACATTTCTAAATTTTGATTTTTTTCCTATTTTTTTATATTGAACTGGATCTGACGTCAAAGTTTCATAATCATATTTTTCATCGTCAATAAGATCACCTTCTATGTCGTATTTTGACCTGCGTTCCTGCAATGCTTTATATTCAGGACTGGGTTCTGGGACCTCAAGTTTAAATCCTTTTAATGAAGGGTATTTGTATTCACTCATTTTTTAAATCCTGTATACCAAGTTTAACTGCATTCAAGCCAAGCTTCTCGTCTGCAATACGTATTCTTTCTTTTGATGCATCCTCAGCATCTTCTCTTTTCATTTTATCTAAGTCAATACGCTGTTCAAACTCACTTGCTTTGCGCTGCTCTTCTGTCATAAACTCACCTGATTTTCTTTGCATATCCATAGCACGAAGGTCAAGTTCTCTTTGTTTTAATTCAACAAGTGGATCACCTTTTTCCGTCATCTCTTCTGCTTGCTGTAATTCTTGTGTTAAAGCCATAACTCTCAAAGAAACCATAGAATCAAACTCAATTTGAAACACAGCAGGATCTGTTTTTTGCAATTCCAACAATTCTGGACGTTCTTCACCTAACATCGCTACAACTTGTGCTCTTGCTTTCATAGAAATATGCTCTGAAATATGCGCTTGTAATAAAGCATACACGACAGGGTTAATTTGTACCATTCGTGTCTTAATAAATGCTGCATGCGAAATTATATGCGCATCATGGTTCTGTTGTGGAAAGGCTGTAGGTACTTCTGTACGTAGAGCTTCTGCATTTTCAATTGCAGGATCTTTTGGAATCGGTGGTTTTTCTGGTTTTAACAGATTATCTACTTGTTTTGTTCCTAATGACTCATACACTCGTCTATAAGCCTCTCTAATATTGTGTAATTGTGGTGCACTTTGTGCAATTTGTAATTGTGTCTGCGCTAATGTTACTCTTTGCGCCATAGAAAAGATATTGGGGTCTGCAACAGGTATAACATCCACTTCATCACTAAAATCTGCCATTTTTATCAGTCTATTTCCTCCATAAACAGAGTACGGATAGATCGGAGGCAGATAGGTACCAAAAACTTTCGCTAAAAGTCTGAATTCTTGTCGCATTGAGTAGTAACAACGCTTGTGAATAGCACTCATGACCCTAGAACCACGTTCTAATAGTGCAATTGTTGTCCCTACAGCTCTATTTTGGGCATCATTTCCAACTGCCATGTCAGCAATCGCCGCAAAACGCTGTCCTGCTTGTACAACAAAGCCTAAAATTTGAAAAAGTACGTTACTTGGCTCTTTGAAAGGCAAAATTTGGAACTGATCTTTAATATTTCCACCAGGTGCATCAACATCTCTGAACTCACCAGGCTGAAAAGGTTGCTCATCATCCCTAATTCGTATGCCTCTTGACTTAAAACCAGCTTGTAAGTTACTTAATGTACCTGCATCAAGCAATTGTCTAAGCGCAGCCGTAGCTGTTTTGCTCAAACCACCAATCATATGTATTAAACCAAAGCCATAAAACCCTAAACCAGGCAAAAATTTGTAATGTACAAAGTATTCATTACGATTTAACATCTCATCATCTGGTTTAAAGTTACGATAGATACTTAAAACTTCTTGTGAGCCTTCATCAATAGTTACAATATACGGAACTTTTACATTTTTATCTGCATTTGGATTTTCATATTCCTCTAAATCTAAATCTACATGCATTTCTAAAATATTAAACTGATAGTCCCGTGGTCCTTGGCTCGTGATCCCTTCCATTTCATTATATTTTTCAGAAACTTCACTCTCCTCTTGTGTAGGCATCAACTCTACATCACGATAAAAACCACCTTTTTGTTTTTTTAAAACATCATTCTCCGTCATTTTAATAACATGTGTAATTCGCTCACAATCCATCAGATCACTCGCATAGTACGGCACTACTAGATCCTCGGCTGGAACAAATTTACTCACGGCTCTGGCACGAGTTTCATCATAATAAATTTTCTTAAACGCACTTCCTGCTAACGGTAAATAAAATAACAATTGATCAAACTCTGGAGTATACTCTTCCATCTTATCCATAAGCATATAGTTCATAAATTCTTTTACACGACTTGCCTGATCCTCTTTTTCTTTAGACATATCACCAACAACTTGCGTACGTACTGGTCCATCAGGTGGTAGTAATTCTTTATACGCTTGCGCTTGAAATTGTGTAACGGCTTCGGATAATAAAGGATGAGTCACGCCACTGGCACCCTTGAAGGGTTGACCCTCATCTCTATATTTAAAACCTAATAAATCTAATCCAGAAATATAGGACTTCTCCCAATCGCCACGAGACTCTTTATCTTTTTTAAATTCAGAGATAAGGTCAGATGATATGGATGTTAGTACAGAATCATCCATGTCTTCTGCTAAGTTTTTATAGAAATTATCTTCTTGAGGAGGAGCCTCTTCTTGCATAGGTTCATCAGTCGGCTCTTCAACGGCCACGTCTACAGGTTCAACCTGTTCTTCTAGATTTTCTTCTTCGTCCATTATGTAATCCTTGTTTTCTTTTTACGAGCTAACTTACACCCACGGCTTTGAATGAAGTCACCTTCTTTAACTCGTCTAATATTAGGGTCTACTTTTTTTGGTGTAAATTCATCTTCTACTAACATTTCAGTTATTGATTCTATTTGAGGAACTTTACGTCCAACAATACGAAATTGTTTTTTACTTGGTCGCAAATCTTGTGATCTTTTTCGAATTGTTTCCTGATGTTTTGGAGCCTTAAAAGCAGGTTGTTGAAAAGCCATTGCTATCAAATCTTCTTTAGAACCAGCTGTTCCAAATGCTTTACTTAACAG